TTTTCGTCTATGACGAAATGTCAACCTATTCCTGTGACCGTTGGGTCACCGATAGTCGTGTGATCGACTTGGGTGATCCTCCTCTCAATAAATTGAAGGGAGGCGATCTATTGCATAGATCGTACACCAATGAGACCATCTTGACTTCGGTACCAATTAATAAGGATCTTAAGAGATTCTTACTTAATTGGTATGACCGCATGGTGACTTGCAATGGTAGAGCATTTGCTGACGAGAAGCTGAAAGAGCTTCGCATCATAGCATTGCAATACCGAGCAGACCCGAAGAGACATGACAATGTCTCATCATACCTTAGAGCCATTCCGATCAGACGGAAAGGCTGGTTGAAGTTAATACTTCACTACCTTGATTGTCAACCAAGGTATATATTGAATTTTCTCAAATTCAATATTGGTATGAGCGACCCTGAAATGACTGTATCTGAATCTGCAGTCGAACAAGCCGAATATCTCGATGAAACTGAGACCCGTGTTGACACTAGGGTCCCACGAGTGATTCAGGATTGGATCAAGCTAGTGCTTGGTCCCTCATTATCACTGTTAGAACGATTCGTTATAACAGTCTATGAGCCTGACACTCCTTTTAGCAGAATGCTAAAAGCACTAGATTCCTCAGATTCCTTCTCATATGAAGAATATCGGAGGAAGTGGCGTAGATATCTTCTACGGTTCCATCGTCTATCCGAACAGGAATGTCGCACTCTGATTGAGAGTCGTATTCCAACCCCTGAAGTCTACAAAGACTATAAGGAGGTTGAATACCAGACTTCGGGTATGTCTGATACGTTGGATAATGACTATTGGGGCATATGCCACATAGTCCAACAACGCTATGACCTCATTCAGCCAGGGTTGTCAGAAGATTCTCTGGGATACATCCGAGGGTATTTGAACCAGTCACCCAACAGTTTTAATCTGTGGGAGGACGGCTCTGGCCCTTGGTATCCAGACAATCCGCGGGATCTTTCTATTGGAACTGTTGGACAAGTCCATCATATTCCAAAGAAAGGAACCACAGTTCGAAGACCAATTGCGGTCCCGAACAGGTTCATCCAAGCAGGGTTAGTCCCTGCACAGCAACAGCTTTACGCTATGCTAAGGAATCTCCCGTGCGACTGCACTTTTGATCAAAATTTATTTGATCGAAAGATTCAGAACCGTGTTAATAACTCGGCTTTGTATGTCGCATCTGTCGACCTGTCGAAGGCAACTGATAACCTTCCTCGAAGTTGGGGACAATATCTTATTGATAAGATATTTCTTAGCCCCCACTCGCACTGTTCTGATACAGTGAAACAATCATTCCAGTTATTCTGGGAAGTTGCGGGAGGTATGTGGGACAACAACGGCTGGCCAACCCGTTGGCCAGTCGGGCAACCCTTAGGCTCGTTACCGAGCTTCGGAGTTCTTGCCGTTACTCACAATTTGTTGCTAGAGAGTCTCTCTCTCTCACTTGGCCTCTGCCATTCTCCTTATTGTATTCTTGGTGATGACCTATTGGTCTTCAACAAGAAACTACGCTCACACTATATTCAGCTCATGGAGGACAAGGGTATTCCCTTATCTCTTCATAAGTCATATAGTGGTGAGCTCGTGGAGTTTGCAGGTAAGACGTATATCCGGAATCAACTTCCATTTTATACGTCAGACCATAGTGTTCTGACTTGGAATTCACTCTTTGATTATCAAAGAGCTACTGGTATTCCTATTCCTTGGGAACACCTTCCTATGTCACTTCAAAAGAGATTCTCAACTGAGTGCACTAAGTTGACGAAAATGTCTTCTAAGTGTGTTTACAATACAATCCTGGATTATTATATCCGTTGTATTGAACATCCAAATATCATTAATGATATTGATGATACGGGTGCAGCTTTCTATGTGTGGCTAATGCTACACAAAGAAAATAAGGAAGAGGAAATTCCTCAACCTCGCTCCACTTCTGGTATCATTTCCATTTCTGGCCACCCTGTCACATTTGGTGATTATGGGTATGCCAATAAGGATGGACACCAGTTACGCTACAGAAAAGTTCTGTTGCCTCAGTGGTACATGGACAAGTATCGTCCATGTAGCACCTCTTTGCTCATAGAAGCAGCCACCAACGCTTTGTCGATGGTACTCTAGGAGGAGAGAGCGTTTGCTCTCAGATAAGGCGGACTTAGTCCGGTGGGGAT